TCAAACCTATCTGACCAAATACCCACTAAGATACCTGTATATACTCCAATTCCTAAATCCCAACCAGTCATATTAATAAGTCCAAATTACACACTCAGGTAATTCCTCGTCTACATCAGCGTGAATAAAAGTTTTAGCTACTCCTATCCTTGTAAACCCTGCTGTAAATAAAGCATCAATTATTTTGTATCTATTCGAGCTATTACCACAAGCTATGTCAACTGCTGTACCTCTAAGGTGCGCTGAGTTTTTCGCACCACCCACACGCTCGTTCGTGGCTTTATCTCTCCAACTAGAATTGATGTGTAGAGGTATTCCTGCTATCTCTCTTGCTAAATCTAACTTTAATAACAAATCATCGCTCATCAAGTCGTAACACTCAACACCATTACAAGTAAACTCGCTAGGCTCAAAATATTTAATCTTCCTTACTTGCATTGTTTATCTTTTGAATATTGTATATCGCTGCTGTGATTAATACAATAGCCGTTAATATAGCGTTAAAATCAGCTACGCTTATTCCTATCGCAGCAGTATTAACAACATTCGTTTCAATTATATCATTTAGTTTCATTTATACTTGCTAGATAGATTTTTAATTTTTTTATATTTTTTGCTTTTGGCTTGTATTTCATATTCTAATCCCGATATTGTACGCGTTATCTAAAGGTCTTAAATCTGCTCCACTATTAGAAGTGTATTCAGGAAACGAACTAGAATTATTGCATAAGTAATCTACAATCCTTTGAGCGTAAAATTCTGCTGTGTCTCTCTCCTTTTGGATTATCCAGTTTAAATCCTCTTTTGTAGCAGCACTTCCATTCTCACTATTCTTTTGCGTTATCGTTCCGTTTTTAATTTGGAATGATATAAAAGGGAGAGCTTCAATCAATGCGTAGTGTATAATACAATCTTGTATATAATCATCTACCAAAGTTTTATAAACCCCTGCTAAAGTACTAGCCGATATATCAGCTTCTAACTTCTCATATAAATCTGTACCTAAGATAACTTGCAAGTGTTTATCCTGAGCTATCTTTAAAAATGGTAATAAGAAAGCTGTATCAACATTGTAATTAATCGCTGTTGAACTCTTTAATTTATCTTCGTTGCAAAATAATACTGCCATCTATCTTTTATTTACAAATCCATTATTAGGCATATCTTTAGGCTTCATAGAAACCTCCTTAGGATTTCTTACCCTATAACCTTCTCTCTCACTCTTATTAGTAGAAATATTACACTTTTAAAGGTTTTTCTTCTCCATTTATGATGACACGAACCACCACCTTTATACTTCCAAATAGAGTAAGTATCAGCACCACCTTTACCCCATCCTTTATTTACGATTTTATCGCCCATAGCAATAATGTCTTCTTTGCGATACAACTTTCCTGCTTGTACCATCTTACGACAAAAGGCTCTACTATTAGCACCGACTTTTAGAGGCTCATACGTATACCTTACCTTATACATAAATCCGTTAATTGTAGCATCTTGGTCGCTATTTGCGTTTGGTCGTGCAGTACCCGAACTTACAAACTTGTATTGTTCTAAAGCCTCGTGTTCTTCTGCATCTTCATCAGCAATTAACTCCCATTCATCCTCGCTTAACTCTTCGCCCAAGTCGATTAATTCAGCAGCTATTAATGTATCGTGCTTCTCATCTTCTTTAGAGAAGTTCTCACACATTTCTACTCCCGTTTCTTTTTCTTTTTCCTCTTCGTTTAAATCTTCAGCTTCAGCAAACTCAATCGGCTGTAAAGTCTTGAAGTAAGTGTCTAATACGATATTGTTTACTGCTAACACTTCGTTAATAGCCTCTAGCAATAAGTTTTGAAGAGGTTTAATTACCGTATTATCCCAAAGTTGAGAGGCTGTTTTAATCTCTTCTGCATTGTTTCCTAAGCCTGAACCATCTTTAATACCGAATAACATAGGAGAAGTTACCTTGTGTCCTATCATTATCTTTTTAGTAGCCTCTTCAGAAAGGAATTTATATTGCTCTGAAGCCTCTGAGATAGGTAAACTCTCAATCGTTGTAGCAGAAGTGCTATCATCATTAAAAGACAATAAGAATTTCTTACCTCCAGTACCTTGTAATTTTTGCTCTACCTTTCGCTCTATTACTCGCTGCTCATCTTCGCTAGGTAAACCGTTGTTGAAGTTTACCATCATTGATGGAGCAAACCCGTTTTGTATATTAGAGAGGTGATAAGTACTAATTTCCTCGTCTATCTCTGCCCATTTTAAAGCACCCGAATAATCAACAGGAGAAAAGTAAAAATACCCTGCTGCATAAGGTTTAATAACTAAGATTTGAGTTACCTCGCCTCTAGCACCAGTAAAAGCCTCTATTCTTCTCGGTGAATAACGCTCTTTTCTATACTCATTCCAATTGTCTGAATAATACCAAGCCTTAATCTCGCCCTCAGTTGCTTTTTCAGGTCTAAGGTTTTGCATTGGTATGTGTTTCGCTTTTAAGATTTGCGTTCTACCCTTGTTCCAAACTACATTTAAAGCAGCTTGTCCTAGCAATTTTAAATCCCCTGCAACTTTTTGTAAGTCTTTACCCTTAAATACAGAACGCATTTTAGCGTATTCTAAAGGCTTTCTATCGCTATCGGTAGCACTAAGCCCTTCTCCGTATATTTGCGCTCCTACACTAGAGATAATAGCGTTATTTACAGCACTCCCTTGATACCTATCTATAAGGTATTGGAAATAGTCGTTATCCTTACCATAAGCCACCCAATCTTTAGATGGGTTTTCAATAGCTTTAGGTTGTTCGTAGCTGCTAAAATTTATTACTTTAAAACTCATATCTTCAAATAAACATCATTCGTAGTATCTGCTTCGGCTTGTTTAATGTAAGTTACCTCACTTGTACCACCTACCCAAGCCTTTCCAGTCTCTCGCAATCCAAGAACACTAGCATCATTAATATCGGTGTTTATAGCACTCGTTTGCTCGTATACATCATATTTATAAAAGCTAACATCTTGCAAAGTGTACATCGGTTCTGCTCCTGAATCTACGTTAAACGATAAAGCAACCGCCCTCTCATTTACTACACCCTTAGTAACGACCTTTGCAACAGCTACCCTCGTTTGCTCATTTGTAAGCACTAGCAAATAATAGTTATCTATTGCATTGGTGCTATTCTCAAATAACGAGAGGTAAACCGTATTTAATATGTTAGGCGATATCTTCAGCATGTTCGCTTAATAATTGTTGTGCTTCTTTATTTGTTAGCAAAGTGTTGTTAGGGTAGTCTAAACCTACTCCTAAATTTAACAATGCCGATACCTCACCACTTAACCAACTTGCGCTAAACTCTAATATGTAGAAGTTAGCATCATTTATAGAGAATTGACGAACAACTCCGTAAGCTCTTCTGTTATCCTCTCCAATCTCAGCAAAAGTCGTGGGTAAAATTTCGACTAAATTATCTTCGTCATCTACTGAAGTACGAGCGTACTTTCCTTGTAATTCTACTGGTATCTCGCTGTTGTATGTTGCTTCGTTTAAGCATATATAAATGTTACCTATCATCGCTTGAATTTTTAGAAGATAATACCACCATAGTTAAGAACGCTCTAAGCTTCTCAGGTGTAATCGTTCCTACACCACCTTGAAATAAATCTTCGATTGAATCTAATAACTCTGCTCTTGTACGCTTATCTGATGCGTTTACCCTTACTTTAGTGTCTTTGTTAGTTTTAACCAACCCTTTGTAAGTAGCTCTTAGTGAGCTTAATGTATAATCTCTTTTTGCCATATCTATAATCCGTAATCGCTTGAGAAGTCATCGCTAAATGAACTTCCTGTTTTGTGTTTATTTAATCCTGCTTTGTAGTTTTGCTTTATCTCATCTAAAGATACCCCTCTATTATACGCTCTAGGCTCATCTACTAAATTAGGGTATTCTCTTGAGAAATCATTTGTAGCATCTTTACCTACAAACTTACTCTCTGTAGAGGTGAAATCTACTGTATTATTCCCACTTGCTACAACTGAAATAACGCCATCATCACCTTTATAGAATTTAAAGTTATTAGATGAATCCCTTGTTATAGCTAAATAATACCATTTATCTTGAGTATAAGTAAATGTATTAGTAGCACCACCTATTCTGTAATAGACTTTAGAAGTGTCTGTATAAAAACCTAATCCAGTGGCAGCTGCTATACTTCCGTTTATAGAGTATATAGCATTAAATATAGAGCCTACATTTTCAAAATCTGCTTTAACCCAAACCTCTAAAGTAAATTCACCACTAAAATCAAGCGTATCATCATCGGCTATCTCAGCCCAACTAAAGCTATCAAGATTAAATCCGTGTTCACGTAATCGAACCGCATTACCTAATATATCTTGACTAGGGTTGTTTGGGTTAGAGATAAGTGTAATCTCATCAGAACCTACTGTTGATTTAGCCCAATCCATTAAACCTAGTTGAGGTATGGTAGGTTGTGCTGTTAGCCAAGATGCTCCGTTAATCGTTCCGTTGTTACCTTGCCCTGAACTATCATAACAAATACCACCATCTCCCTCGCTTATGTGCCAGTAACCCTTTAGATTGGATAGAGTTAAAGAAGATGCAGCGTTATCCGTTGCTAAGTGATTAGGGTTGTTGTAGTCGAATGTTACATCGGCTTGAGTCCATTTTTGGAAATTACTAATCTCACCATAAAAGAAAGGTGAAGCACCATCGTGTTTAGAACCAAGAGCAGCAGTAGTTACACCACTTAAATCTATCGCAGTTATAGTTTTATCAGTACCTAGTTGAACACCATCTACAAAACATTTAGCAGTAGTGCCGTTAATCGTTATAACAACCCTATGAAATTCATCAGTTGATATAGAACCGAAATTATGCCAAGCACCAGTATAAATAGATAATTGATTGCTATCAAAAGATATTATAAATCTTGTTGGATTAGCATCAAACATCCTACCTGAAGTATTATTTGAGTTCATCGTGAAAACAAAGGTAGCTATATCTCCACTCATAGAGAAAGAAGATACATTTATGTTGTCATTAGCCCCATCAAAACTCAAAGCCTTACCAGTAAACAACTTAGCGTTGTTCGTGTTTGGGCTTTTATCTTTTACAACCAACTCCCCTCCAACTAACTCAGACTTTTCAAAATCCAAGAATAGTTGTAGGTTCTTTCTAACTGTACTGAAACCTCGCCTAAGAGAGCCTATTACATTTGTTATAATGTTCAGCATAGATTATTAGAATAAAGCTACTATATCAGTCGCAGTTGTGTTTGTTGATTTTACTCTCGTTACTTGGATGGGTAAGAAAGAGCCATCAGGAATGTTTTTTAAAGTCAATGTAGAACCACCTAAAGTAATCACCACTACATCACCACCAGTGCCTACAAATAATGTAGCAGGTGTGTTTGCTGTTGCTCCTGTTATATCTACTGTGTCACTCGGAGTTACTACTTCTCCTGTCGTACCTTGTCTTACTACTAAATTTGTTGGCATTTTATCAATTTTTGCGTTATACTTATAAATAGTAATAAGATAGAATTGTTTTAAAACAAAAAAACCCCCCAATTTGGGAGGCTTAATGTATAGAGATTATAGAATTACGAAGTTACAATCGTAGGTTCATTAGCAGCAGTTGTTAATCCTGCAAAGATGTTCGTAGCATCCGTACTCGGCACAACAGATAAAGCAGCTCTTTGCTCTCTACCCATCAACGTAAGGTTGTAACCGCTCATGTCACCATAAGCTTTACCTCTACCTACGTTACCACCAGTAACAGTCATTCCATTGTAAGCCCCTGCTAGGTACAAGTCTCCAAACACTTGGAATCTTCCTTGTGCCAAGATTTTTAAATCTCGTAATGCCGTTTTAGATAAGTTAGGTAGTGCTAAGTTCAAAGTTTGCTCGTAAAATACCGTTCCGTTCTCTTCAGATACCGTAATCGCTTCATCGAAATCAGAACCTTGAGGATTTAACTCGTATTTATACGCTGAACTTGGCGAACCTAAATCATCTAACTCGCCATCCGCATCAATAGTATAAGCTCCTGCATCGTTATGATTCACGAAGTATACGTTACGTATACCACCAAT